CATTTCTAAGTAATGTATTGCTTTATCTATATCTTTTATGCCGCCCTTTTCTGAGTGTCTACAAATATATTTTATAGCATTTCCTTCTGCAAAAAGTATTTTATTTTTATTTATAAAATGTGCAGGTTGTACTTCCATATACATATAGTGTGATCCTTCTACTTGTTTTAAATATGGATCTTCTTGTTCTGGCGTGTCATCAGACATTAGATTTTTTAAATTTCTAAATGTTACTTTATCGTGAACGATTCCTTTTTCTTTTAGTTCTTTGTATAGTTTTTTTTTCATATCTTAAACTCCTTTGATTTATTATTTGATTTTATTAAATAAAGATTTTGCATAGAACGAGTTACACCCACATACCAAACACGATACTCTTCATCTTGTTTTGCTGCAGACTTTTTTGCACCTTTGATTGTATTAGTGGTTTGATTTAAAAACAACACTACATTTGTCGCTTCCCCTCCTTTTGCACCATGAATAGTTGACACTCTTATTCTTGGGTCCTCATTTAAATTTTCTCCATTAGTAAGCATTGAGTCCATATAATCTATTTGTGTGGGTGCAGCTTTTGTAAAAGCTTCTTGCCAAGATAAAGTAAGATCTACTTTATCCATTCTTTCCTTAACTCTTTGAGATTGGACATCAACTACAGGTTCATTGGCTCTCATTCTATTCCACACTTGAATATCTTCATACAATGTTTTTCCTATACTATTTCCTTGAGAAGTTTCAAAAAATAAACCATGTTTTTTTAACAAAGGTAAAATAGGTTTAAGTAATGAATTAGTTCGAGTTAAAATTAACCAATCACTTTTTTTCATATCACTAATAATATCGGATAATTTAAACCTTTCAATAATCTCGCCTTTTTCTTGCCTGGGTAAATAATCTTTAGCTATTCTGTTTACACCTACTCTAGTTATAATGTCTAGAGCTCTGGTTTGTATGTCTACAGGCACTCTTTGAGACTTAGTTAATCTAAGTTCTCCACCTTTCCAAAGAATAAAAGATCTTACATCTGCTCCAGCCCATCCAAATATAGCTTGGTCATCATCTCCTGCTATCCACACATGGGGATTTTTATCTTTACTGTTGTCTATAATTTTTTCCAACATATCCCACTGGAGTCTAGATAAATCCTGTGCTTCATCTACAATAATAACTTTAAAAGCTTTATCGCCACTAGGTATTAAAAACTTTTTAATCATGTCATTAAAATCAATTAAACCATATATTTTTTTATAATTAGCAATTTCTTTTGCAATTGCGTCAAGTTTAGATCTGTCTACCCAAGTTAAATGTTCATTTAAATCAAACTGTTCTAGAGGTGATATTTGTTTAACAGCAGCTAAGTTTATTAAACTTAAATACTCACTATCAGAAGAAAATATACCATTCCATTGATTGGTTTCGTGAGATGCATATTTAATTTGGATACCACAAGTCTCACCAATTTTTTTGTAATGCTCTTCTTGCATAACATTTTCTTCTTTTAAACCCAATTGATTAAAAGCAAACGAGTGTAGTGTTTTAAAATAAGGTATATCTTTTTTTGTAAGATCAGTATTTATTTTTAAAAATCTATCTCTTGCTTCATTGGCTGCTTTTCTAGTAAAAGCAAAGTAACCAATGTCCTCTAATGCTATTCCTTCATCTCTATATCTCTGTACAGTTTGCAGCAAAGCTCTTGTCTTACCTGTTCCTGGAGGACCTATAACTTTATAACGTTTCATTAATAATTACTCTCTTTTCTTTCCACAGGTTTATATTCTATTTGATCTATGTGAAGTTGTGCAGTTCGACATACTTTTAAAGTTTTGCCATCAACATTTAACGAATGATTAAACTCTACACCACAATCTTTTTCTAATTGCCTTGCTATTCTTTCCACCGGTATTTTCCAATTATTACCTAAGTGTTCTATAAACGAAGTAATTTTAAAGTAATGAAAACTATCTTCAGTAAAACATGCTCCATTTTTTATTTGTCCTCTTTGTTTAGCTTGTGGTCCGTTTACACAATATTGATACAACTCTTCTTTTAATCTATCACTTATCTGTGTACCTTTAGGAGGATGAATTGTCTCACACCCATTTCTCCACTCATTTAATTTTGCTCTATAGTCTTTTGGTTTTAATGGTTCAAAATAAACTCCAGTTTGTTCCCATATTAAATTTAATACTTCTTTTTGAGTAGTCATTAATTTAGTATTAGGTATTACTACCTCATGTTTGTCATCATTAGGCATGATGACATTAAATCTGTATTCAGGTTCAACATATTTAATTATTTGAAAATTAGTTATGTCGGGAAAAATTGAAACACCGTCGGAAGCTATTCCAAAAGGTTTAGAATAACATAGACTACGCATACACTTATCTTTAATTGGTTCTTCATAACACGTATGACCTGCTGTCTCACCTTTCCAAGCTTTTATTTTTAAATCTAATTTTGATTTGTCCCAAGGTTCCGCAAGATAACTATAGTTCGCTTTTGATATTTGATCGGGCCATTTTTCTTTGTATTTTTTTTTAGCAAAGACCATGTAATTATACATAAATCGGTCTCTACCATCCTCTAATTTAGATTTAGAACATAGTGCTAAACATGGTGGGCCGTCTTCAAATTCTGGATCTGTCCCATTTAATATATTTGCATGAGTATCTTCTACTAATTTTTCTAAATCATCTTTACCAATTCTTAAAGATTCAGCTACTTCAATAAATTTACTTAAATTAATTTTATTGTTATCTTTGTCTAAAGCATACCTGCTGGACTCACCATTATTATAGTAAGGTAAGTTAATAAAATTTCCTGGTTTAATGTCGCCTTTTTCGTCTTCCTTTAATTCTTTCTGTTTTGGAAAAATTTCGGTGGTAGGCTTCAAACCTAGCGGTAGCAGAAAAGCTTTTAATGCATCAATCAAATCAATTGCAGGAATTGCTTCTTTTAAAAATATATAACAATGTAACCCGCCGCTTTTAGATAGTATAGGCACTAATGGGAGTTTAAATTGCTCAAATAAAGATAAGTATTTTTCTATTTTAAAATTACCATAATTGGGTGGATCTACATCTATGCAGCCAAATTGTGCAGTTTTATTTAATCTACATGGTTGTACACCAATAGATATTTTACCTAACAAATGATCTTTATAATCATTAATAGTTAGTGGTCTTCCGGCCCATTCGTATACAGGTTTAATTTTATTTTTACTTTTATCAAGTTCAGTCCTGGACATATCCGCTATGCCAAAGTCTCCTTGATAGCCAGTAAATAGCTTTATAAATTCATTTTCCATAACGATCCCGTATCAAGGCAGCTTCAGTCTCCCTCCGCTGCCTCTATTCTTGCAAGAAATCTAGTAATTAGATTCTGTTGTTGGTGTAGGTTCTACCGCAGCAGCTGCAACATTACTTTTATGTAATGCGATGTTAAAATCTTTAGCCATGCTATAGATTTCTCCATTGTCTACCGGTTTAACTATGTTAACAACCATGCCATGCCATGTAAAGTTGCCCGTATTTTCAACAGAGTTTATTTTATAAACTCTAGAAAACGCAGGAGCTGGTATAGATTTTCCTGATGTTTTTGAAATTATCATTTCATTATCCATCAGTGAGTTCCAACCTCTACTAGTTTTTAACTGAGTAGTCTTTAATGACATCAAAGCTTTTTCAGGTTTATCACTAAGAATAATTACAAAATGATTAGCTGTCTTAATGATCTCATTACCATTAGATAGTACATCTTTTGTACCTTGTTTAGTGGTCTGAGCCATAATCTCTGGTCCCCTATCAGGGTGTACAGGTCTACCTTCGCTCTTATCAAAGGGTGCCCATTCCGGATATGTCATTTTATAAAAACAAGGTATTACTTGAATACCTGTTTCTCCACTATACAGTTTTTTAGTTACTGTATTGTAGAACATTCCAGCTTCTGCACCTTCAACGTATTTTGCATGCTTTTTTTTCGTTTCATAAGATCCTGCTTGCAGCAGTTTTAAAAACGGTAAAGCTAAATCACCTTTGTCTATATTTTCTAAACCCATTCCTGAGTCAGCTTCAAAATCTAGAGTGGCCAATGCACCTTCTTTTTTTATTGTTAAGTCGCTTGTTTCTTGTGTCATGTTATTTGTTCCTTGTTATTTTTGTTTTGTTTCCCTGAAACAGGTTAAAGTATTCAGCGGGCAAGTCTAATCCTTTTTCAACTCGCTCTCTGTATAGTGCTTTGAGAGTCATGGGTTCAACTTTCAATTTTTGTGAAGGTTGATAACCATTCTTCTCAGCAAGGCTAGCGTAATTGTTCGCCTTGTTATCTTCGCCACGACCAAAGGAAACAGTGATCTCATTTTTAATAAGGTCACCCAGGTCGCTATTTCGAAGCCATTTATACGCGCCCTCTTTTTTATCAAGAGGTATACTTGCGCCGTAAATTTCTTTTATTTCTATGCCAGAACCATCTTCTAATTTAAGAGTTTTCATTTTCATCTCTTTCATTATTTCTGGTATTACTTGTTCAGATATCAAATCAGCTGCTTCTTTCTTTTTCTTTAATTTTTCTTCATCAATTTTAATCTCATCTTCCATGGATTGCAACCGGATAACATAGTTTGATAAACTTCTGACATTCTCTATTTCATTAACTTGTTGAGGAGAATCTTCCTCAAACTTTTTTGTTAGATCTTCATTATTCATCTATTTCTCCTTTCTCGTAGAGGTTAAAATCAAGAGGATAATAAGTTTGTTCTTGTCTATCCCATTTTAAACTTTTGGCTTTACCATTATTAACTTTAGCAATAACAGCTCCCACCATAAAAATTATTTGTGGATCACCGGACAATAATAAATAATCATCATCTGAAAAATCTTTTAATAATCTTTCTAGTTTATATTTAATAGGACCAGAACTCATAACAACCTGGCTATCTTCTTTTAATAAGACTTTTAGTTTACCATATTTCTGAGCACCAATAATATTAAATTTAGGACGCCCTGCTCGGGTTCCTGGTACTTCTTGTAATACATAAACTATAGGCTCTTTTTTTTCTTTTTCTTTCATGATTGACTTCTAGTTTATTTGTAGTAGTCTGTCAACTAGAAAGAAGAATTAATTATGAATTATAAATTTAAAACAAAACCTTATGCACATCAAATAACTGCATTAGAAAAATCGTGGAAGAAAAAAGTATTTGCTTACTTCATGGAAATGGGGACCGGTAAAACAAAAGTTGCTATAGATAATATAGCTATGTTATATGATGCAGGTAAAATTAATGGCGTATTAATTATTGCACCAAAAGGTGTATATAAAAATTGGTACTCACAAGAGTTTCCAACTCACTTAGCTGATCACATAAAACCTGTGTCTGTTTTATGGCAAGCAACTATAAATCAAAAACAACAAAAAGTATTAGATACTTTGTTTGCAACAGGAGAAGATTTACATATTTTATGTATGAATGTAGAAGCATTCTCAACTAAAAAAGGTGTAGATTTTGCAGCTAAATTTTTAAATTGCCACAACACTTATATGGCAGTCGATGAATCTACTACTATTAAAAACCCTGGAGCAAAACGTACTAAAAATATTGTAGGCTTAGGTAAACACGCAAAATATAGACGTATACTAACAGGTTCTCCTGTTACTAAATCACCTTTAGATTTATATACACAGTGTCAATTTTTAGATGAATTTTTATTAGACCATTCTTCTTATTATACATTTAGAACTCGGTACGCCATTATGCGTAAAGCACATTTTAATGGTAAGTCTGTTGAAATTGTGGTGGGTTATCAAAATTTAGGAGAACTTTCTGAAAAACTAAAAGATTTTTCATACAGAGTTTTAAAAGATGATTGTTTAGATCTTCCAGAAAAAACTTTTGTTAAAAGAATTATTACTCTTACAGATGAGCAAGATAAAGTATATCAACAAATGAAAAAAACTGCTCTAGCATTATTAAATGGTAAGATGTTGACTACGGCTAATGCACTAACCCAACTTATGCGGTTACATCAAATAACTTGCGGACATTTTAAAGCAGATGATGGTTCAACACAACAAATTAAAGGCAATAGATTAGATGAACTAATGAATGTTCTTGATGAACTAGAAGGTAAAGCTGTTATTTGGGGCCACTGGCAACAAGACATACAAACTATTGTTGATGCAATTACTAAAAAATATGGAGCTGGATCTTTAGTTACGTATTACGGTAAAACACCAATGGATGAACGACAAGGTAATATTACTAAATTTCAAGATGACCCTGAGTGCCGTTTTCTTATTGGAACGCCTTCTACGGGCGGCTATGGGATAACTTTAACTGCTGCATCCACTATGATTTACTATTCTAATGGTTATGACCTTGAAAAAAGAACTCAGTCAGAAGCTCGTATTGATCGTATTGGTCAAAAATACCCCATGACATATGTTGACATTATTGCAGAAAATACTGTTGACGAAAGAATTGTTAAGGCTTTACGAAAAAAAATTAACATAGCTTCAGAAGTAATGGGTGAAGAACTAAAAGATTGGATATAAAAATTCTAAAAAGAATGGCGTTTAATGTAGAATACGTCAAAAAAATTCTACGCAACGAAAGGACGAATATGTCTAATATAACATACAGCACCCAAAAAACAGGTGTAACACGAGACTACTCAATATTTCAATATTTTGATAGAAATAGAATAGTGAGTAAAACAAATGTAGAAAAGCTAAGACAAGATATGCTTATACATGGTCAAAAAGATGAGGTGGTTATTAATGAACGCTTCATGGTTATTGACGGCCAACATAGAATAGCAGCTTTAGAAAAAGATAAAAAAGTTGTTAAATTTAGAGTCAAACCAGGTGCAAATATGCAAGATGTAATTGCAGCTAATAATACTGGAATTAAATGGAATATCCCTGCTTGGATAAGAAATTTTTCCCATCACGAACATAAAAACTATAAAGTTTATATAACTTATAGTGAGTTTAAAGATAAACATAAGTTATGTGATGGCGTATGCCAACTATTGTTATCAGAGGATTTTCATGACTACGGTAGAAAATCTTTTAAAGACGGTACCTTTAAAATTAAAAATGCAGGAAGAGCAGAAGAAAATGCTCAAGCTCTTGCAGAATTAGTTGCTGTCGATAAAATGTTTAACAGTGTGAGATGTGCTGTTGGTTTTTTAAAAATACAAACGCTTCCGTATTTTAAATTACCAATTTTAAAAGCGCAGATAGAAAAATACTCTAGTAAAATTACTCACAGAGTAACACACAGCGACTGGGTTGATGGATTAATTAAAGTATATAATTTTAATCTTAAAGCTCCCGCTAAAAGAATAAAAAATAGTATTATTTAAATTCGTGTTGAGGGTAGCCAAGCTACCCTCTCTATCCCTGAAGATTTCTAGGTAAGATTACATATATTATGAATATATGCAGTTAACACCAACCTCAACCGAAATTTGAACCCCTGCAGACTCTTTCGAGAATTTATTGGGTTCAGAATACTTAAAATTCTGGTGGCTCTCTTATGTTTGTTATACTAACCATACTAAAGAGATATACGTGAATATTTGATCGACAAGTTTAAAAATAAAAAAGTGCGGGTATTAATTAAGTATGATGCAATACTTAAATAGCTTTCCACTTAGATGTGAGCCGTCATTGATCATAGATTGGAGGTTCACTATGAAATACTAATAATATAAAAGCCCCTCTTAACGAGGGGCATAAGAAAATGTAGGACATACGCGAGGGCGCGCTGTAATTTTAATTTGCTACTTTGCCACCAGACCATTTCATTTCTGGTAAACCTTCGGTGTATTTTTTACCATCAAAAGTAAGAATTTGTTTTCTGTTTGACCCTTTAGCATCATAAGATACATGGATCCATCCCGCCTGGTCGTCTTCGGGTTTATAGTACTCGAGAATGCATTGATCAAAGTCAACGTTGTTAGTCAGCCAGTAAGCAACTTGAATATTGGAGACCCCATTGATTTCAAAGTCGGCCGCGCA